TGCCTTCACCCCCTAGAGGTAGGCTAGGGTATTACCTAACCCCTTCGTCGCAATCTGTGGCGATTGTGAAGCGACTGTGGCCTATATATGGATTTCCCGCTCTTTCATTGGAAAAACTGTAAGCGCCCTGCAAAATATCCCTTGAAAAAGTGTATTGCAAACTTTACACAATCTTTACATTATGGATATTGATTTAAATTTAATATCCCGTATAATGGCAACCGTAGTAGATAATAACAAACAAAGGAAACCAACATGTTTTACCTTGCCATTATCAGCCATCCCCAATGCGATATTGAGTATGTGCGAGATGCCAACACTGTTCGCGGTTTGAAACGCAAGATTACCAACGAATTCGCTTCAGGTTGGAATGTGCGGATTGAAGCCGCTGATACCCGCGAAACCGTAGCTCGTTATGTAACCAAATAAGGAAACCGAAATGCCAAACCTGTTTAATCCCCCGAAAACTGTTGAGCTTGACCTTGTAGGGTTGAATAGTAATGCCTTTTTCCTGATGGGCGCATTTAGTAAAGCTGCCCGTCGCCAAGGTTGGAGTTCTGAAGAAGTTAACCTTGTACTGGATGAATGCCGAAGCAGCGATTATGACCATTTGCTGCAAACCCTGATTTGCCATACAATACCAACAGCCGATGATGAAGATGACGAATCCGATAACTGGGAGGATGAAGAATGATTATGCAGTTTGAAGCTGTCGACCTTGACCTCGACTCTTACAAGGGGCTGTATGTTACCGTTAAGGTAGCAGCCAGCGGAAACATTGAATGCGCCACATTGCGCAAATCTACAGGGGATGAGGATTTGTACGTTTCCAAAATTGAACAAAATACCTTCCCCGCCTTGATTAAGTTATCCCAAGTAACAGGGATGCCGATTGAACTTGATATTCAGGAGTAATTAAGATGCTATACATCATGGGTACTGTAACTATTATCGGGATTGCCGCTATTGCTATCGTAGGGTGGCGCATCCTATCCTAACCAGCCTTCAACCTTAACCCCAATCACTTTTTACCTTAAAGGAAATCTATTATGCGTATTATTGAAGCCATGAAAAATTCCGCCCCGACTGCCAGCGTAGCCTTGTTTGAAAAAGCAGTGAGTACATTGACCGAGACCAGAGTAGCCTGCGTTTATCCCGCCGAGATTAACAGCAGCGGGGAAATCACCAGCTACCGTATCGAAACGGTTGTTCATTACCCGTTCGCCAAACAAGGTGAAACCACCCGAACTTCAGTGAGCAATGTTTACCCGTCAAAAGAAGCGATGCGTGAAGAAATCAAACGCTTCTTTTCTGAAGTAGAACTCGCTGATTGATTTAGCCAAGCCAAAAAGAACCCCGCATAAAGCGGGGTTATTAAGTTCCCAACACACATAGAGGATTCTTCAGATTCCCAACTCGTTTTCTGTCATGATAACAAATTTAAACCCGTTATCATCTGCCCATTGCCGGGCATAGCGCCATTTATCGCAGTTTTGCTGATAGGTCACGCATTCCTGCAAATAACGCCTTTGGGATTTATCGGTTTTCCGCTTGGGTGGTACAGGCGGTTGGGTTTCGTAATGCGGCTTCACTTCCACGGCCAGCTTTACGGTATTGCCATCCGCCTGCTTCAACAACACAAAGAAGTCGATATAATAGTTTTTCATGCGCCCGTCTATCTGATGATAGTACGGTACGGCCACCCCTTCAGAATTCCACTTCAGCACCGACGGGTTTAAATCACACCAAATGGCGAATTTCTTTTCCCATGTACTGCGCATGGTAATCCTATTGACATCCCCGACATACTTCTCTGGATGCTTAGGTTTAAATCTGAAGGGCTTGCCATAGCGCTTGCGCATTACTCGTCCTCTTTATCGTCTTTGCCTGCTTCTTTGCCTTCAGGGTTATCATTGTCTCCTTCAGGTTCAGAGTTTTCATTCAAAGCTTGCTGCTTGGCAGCATACCAATCACGGAATGATGGATTCCAAGTCATAGTTTTTCCTTCCTTCAAGATAGAACCGTTTTTAGCCGACCATACAGTTTGAGCGTGGCGGATAACATACTCGTAGGCATCTTCACCGCCTTCAGAGCTGTCGCCCTGCACCAAGATAACGTCGTCACCGCCGTAATCGATGTAAACCGTGCCCGGCGGAACCCCGAATAACTTGGCAGCCGAGCGGCCTAGCCTTTGGATAGCCTTAACCAAGCCACGCTCGTTGATGTCATGGGCAGGGATGCCGATTGTAGAGACCCCGTTAAGCTGGCGGTTGGTTCTTTCGCCGTCTTCCCAGACAAAACTGTTGCGCAGTTTCGCGCCGGGCTTTGACTCACTGGGATGTCTGGTACTGCGCAGGCCATACGCCATAAACGGGTCTTCATCATACAACCGCTCTAGGGTTGACAGTAGAGATTGAAATTTTGCGTTCATACTAAACTTTTCCGAATTTGATACAATTATTTATAATTGCAAGGTTAAATAGGATTAAACACATTACCGGATATAACCCCCATGTTTGATATTATCGGGACTACCCCTTACAAGCTGGACGGGCGCGTTTATGAACTAACCAACATCTGCGCAGCCCATTTGTTCAAGCGTTTTAATATTGACAAGACCTATCTGTTTCAGGATTACTATGTGCAAGCCGACATGACCCCTGAAGCAATCAGCCATGAAGTTTACGATACCACGCAATATTGGTGGGTCATCATGGTTTGCAATAATCTGATTAATCCCTATCATGCCTTGCCAGTATCACATGACCTGCTCGTGGATTACTGCAAGGCCAAGTATGGCACGTCAGATAGAACCCATCATTTTTACGACACGCAAATCAAGCGCTATTGCGATGATGTAGACAGCGACAAGTATCAGGCCATGCTTGACAGGAATGAAGACCTGCCTGTTTACATCATGCCAGTTTCCGTCTTGGATTACGAGGTTGAACAAAACAGCCTGAAGCATAAAATCAAAATCGTCAATCCCAAGTTTGTCGCAGCGTTTGAAGAAGAATTTAGGGCACAGTTCGAATGAAAAACCTACATGCGCAGTTTGGCGATATAACCCGCTTTACCGTGACACTCAACGGCAAAGACATCACTGAAGCGGTAGCCAATGTCTATATCAGCCAAGAGCTGACCAATCCGTTTACCACGGCAGTCTTGGATATTGCCGATACTACCAACATGATTACCCGCTACAATATCCGGCCAAATGCCAAGGTCGATATTAAGCTCAATATCAAGCAGGAAGTCGATACCGACGATAATGTTCATCTATCTTTCGTAGTTATCAGCCTTGAAGATAAACGGCAGATTAACCACAAGGCCATGTCGTACACACTGAACTGCACAACCAAGGAATACTTGGCCAACCAAAATGCTAAGGTATGCGAAGCCTTCGATGGGAAACGCCCTGATGAAATCGTGAAGCAGGTCGTCCAAAAGCACCTGCATGCACAGGTAAAGGATGAAAAGCCCAAGCCCGAACAATTGGAAAGCAGCGTACCCTACCACATCAAAGACGGTAAGCGCCTGCCGAGTAGAGCTGACAATGAAATGGTTTACATTGCCACCAATGTTAGCCCGCTCACAGTTGTTGCCGAGATGTGCAAGGTCGCCCTGCATAATAATCAGGCCGATTTCGTGTTCTATACAAAAACCATTAAGAAAGGCCAAGCCAAGCTCTGCTTTGAATCATTATCGACATTATGGCAGCGCAAGCCCCATGTGAAGTTCATCCAGCGCCCTAATAACATCCGCGAGAACGGCGACACCAAAACCAACAAGAACTTGGAATTTACCACTTGGGCAATCGACCATTTTAATGCCTTGGTTAATGTCGCATCCGGCTATGATGCCAACCAAGTGGCCACATTCGATTTCGTGAATAAGAAATGGGAAACCGAAGACAAGAAGCGCAAAGGCGGGCAGAAAATCGGCAAGCCTGAAGCGCTTATCCATTTCATGCCCAAGCATGAAAAGATGTTCGACGGCGGGGAATCAACCCTAGATAAAGGTGTAGAGTGGTTCAGCAGTCGACGCCACAGCTTGTTCAAACTCGAACAAAACCGAATCCGCCTACAGCTTACAGGCAATACCAAGGCCTTTAACTGGCTATCTGAAATTGCCGAGCTGGATATGCCTGCCAACGATAGTTTGAGCGAACAAAACCTAGACAGCCGTTACAAAGGCAAATACCTGATTACTGCAGTCGGCCACGTTATCACCAAATCCAGCTACTTTGTCAATGTAGAACTCTGCAATTGGGAGAAATAATGCACAATATCCAACAAAGCAATGCCTTTACCTTTGGTGAGTTCAACTGGTGGATTGGCAAGGTCGTATCCAACGAAGACACCAAGAAACTCGGCCGGGTAAAAGTTCGCATCTATGGTTATCACAATGACGACATCAAAGACGAAAGCCTGCCATGGGCATTTCCAGTACAGCCCATCACATCCGCTGCATTAGGCGGGGTAGGCTTCAGCCCGACAGGTCTAATCAAGGATAGCACGGTAATCGGCTTCTTTGCCGACGGCGACCTTTGCCAAATGCCAATCGTATTAGGCAGCCTTGGCGGTATTCCTGAAGAAGATGGATTGACACCGACAGAACCTGATACCAACAGGCTTGCCCGCAAAGAGAAGATTGAAGAAACTATTGTCAAGAAGAAAAAGGAAAACCTGCAGACTGCCAAGATTGCCTTTGGTGGTTCATGGACTGAACCCGTTACGCCGTATAATGCCCGCTATCCGTTAAATCATACCTATGCCACGCCCAACGGTATCATCTATGAAACCGATGACAGCAATAACCGCATAGCCATGTGGCACCCATCCGGCACATTCACGGAATACCATCCCGACGGCAAGCGGGTTTACAAGAACATGAATGATGATATTGAAATCATCTACAAGGATAAAAAGCTACTGGTTAAAGGCAACTGCAATATCACAGTGGAAGGCAATGCCAACATCCTAGTACAAGGCAATGCTGCCACGGAAATCATGGGCAACCAGCATACCAAAATCCACGGCAGCCGAAACACGGAAATCATGGGCAATGACAGATTAACCGTATATGGCAATCAAACCAGCGATACCAAAGGCAACGAGCGGCGCAGGGCGAGCAACATTTACCTAAACTAGGCCACAGTCGCTTCACAATCGCCACAGATTGCGACGACGGTATAGAGTAATACAATCCCCTTACCCAAGGGGATTTTTCATTTCTGCAGCCTAAATAATGGCATATGCAAACCTATAAGGAAAATCGATTATGGCACTTCCCAAGCTCAACACCCCAATCTACAGCTATACCCTGCCGGATAGCAAACGCGAAATTAAGTTCAGACCGCTATTGGCAGGCGAATACAAAGCCCTATTGACTATCGTGGCCTTTGAAGATGTATCGGCCATTGCCAACACGGTATTGGAAGTCTTGACCCGCTGTGTTACCGATGGCACAGACGTAACCAAGTTATCGTTTGTCGACGTTGAATCGCTATTCTTGCACCTGTATGCCAAGAGTAGCGAAAACGCTATTACTATCCAAGTCAAATGCACTGAACCCGACAAAGACGGCAAGCCTTGCAATACCAGTTTCAACCTGCCTGTAGTGATTGCCGATGTTACTGTAACCGAAAACCCGATTAGCAATATCGTCGACCTTGGCGACGGCATGGGCATCAAACTGAAGTATCCGCCTTTCGGCGCATGGTTTACCCATCAAGACGATACTGCCGACGACGATGCCATTGTGATTGACTGTATTGAATCTATCTTTGACAAGGAAGGCGTTTACGAACCTTTGGTCGATGCCAGCCTTGAAGAAGTATTGGATTTCTTGGATGCCTTACCACAGGAAGCGGCTGCGCAGATTACCGACTTTATCGACAATATGCCGGAAGTGTATTGGTCAAGGGAAATCACTTGCCCGAAATGCAAACATACCGAGCGCTTTACCTTGCAGGGGCTTTACAGTTTTTTCGCATGATTTTTGACATGAACGGCTTGACAGAGTGGCACAAGCGCGTTTTCTTACTTTCGCACAAATACGGATTACCACCGTCAGAGATTGACGCCATGCCGTATCTGGAGCTGAAAATGTATCTGATAATGTTTGCCGCTTGGAAGGATGAAACCAAATGAGTTTGTTTGGCGGTAAAAAGGATTCTCTGCCTGGGCGCAATAAAGACGGCACGTTCAAGAAGCGCAGCCGCTTGGGTTTGTTGACCAACAAGATTAAAGAGGACGTTAAAGAACGCCTTAGCCTGCATGCTTTATGGGGCTATGGCACAGAGAACTCACGCCTTGGCCAATCTATCGAGAAAGGTGCTGCCGATACGTGGCGCCACCTTACCGCCAAACCGAAGCAGAAAGGCGAAGCCAAGGACAAACCTGAAGCAGAACGCAAAGACGAAGCGGTTAAGGAAGAGCAGCCACGGCAATCAACACAAGAAGCGCAGCCAGCCCCTAGCGCCACGGTAGATGGCAATACCGCTAGGCAGATTTCTGACGACCGCATCCATCAAAAGCTCGTTGATATTGATGACGGTATTACACGCCTTGACAGCCACATCACCGGCGGACTAAACAAAACCGCATCCATCATCCGGGAAACCGCGAATACCAATCAACCCGATGCCAAGCCTTCCAGCACCGAGAAAGCCAAGATTGAGCGCTTCCAACGTGAGAGCGTGAAGACTGCAGCGGATAAGCAGATTGATACCATCCGTCAAGTATCCAACCCCAAGCCGCTAGTGGTCAAATCTGACGAAGAACAGGTTAAGCAGCGCAGGCAGATGGAAAAGGTTGCCACTATCCTTGAGAAGATACTGGCCGAGCAGCAGAAAGATAAAACCGAACAGAAAGCCGACGAGCGCAAAGAAGGCCGTGGCCGTCGCTTTATCCGTGAAATGACACAAGGCCGTGGCACACTAAGAGACAGGGCGAGAAGGTTTGCCCGACGAGAAAGGCGCTTGGGGCGCGTAAGGATGGGTCGAAGCATCCAAGGCATGCAACGGGCTGTTCAGCGTGCCAACCGGCGCACACGCGCGGCTGGGCGCTTGGCAAGCAGGGTTTCCCGCCAATATGCAGCACGAGCCGCTTCTTTGGCTTCTACAGGTTTGCGTACATCTGGCACGGCCTTAAGGACTGTTGGCGCTAGGGCATTACCGCTATTGGCTTCAGGTGCTGGCGCATTGAAGGCAGGGGCAACCGGGTTGGGTTCAAAAGCGGTTGGCCTAGGCCGTGGCGCATTGGGGATGGGCGCAAGGGCTTTGCCGATGCTTGGCACGATGGGCAGCAATGCCGTGGGCGCAATAGGCAGCCTAGGTGCTGCCCCGATTGCTGCAGGCACTGCCGCTTTGGTGTTTGGCGGTACAGGCCTTTACGCTGCCTACAAGGCTGCCAAGGGTGAAGATGCTTCAAACTGGATTAGTAACTTAACTGATAAAGGCGTTCAAGCCATTACAGGTGACAAGGACGCCAGCCTTGGCACGAAGATTTACGACTGGCTGCATCCTGAAGAAGCGAAAGGCCTTAATCCTGCGCCTACCATCAAGCAGGATACCCAAAGAAAGCTCGACGATGCCGTGAAACAGGCAACCGCTATGCCCACATTAGACGGCAAGCCCGCCATATCGCCGACTATCCAACGGGAAATGGCTGCAGAACCGACGACTATCCAGCCTGAAGCGGCACAGCCATCACAAGAAAGCATGAAGCCCGCCCCGGTATCCACCATGTCTGCCGAACCTGCAGCCAACCCGATGACGCCGACATTAACTGAAAGCGCCAAACAGGAAACGGCTACCGAGAAGGCTGTTCAGCAACAACAGGCCAATCCCAAGCCTGTCATTGTGCCTGCCCCGACTACTGCCCCGCAAAAACAGATTGAAGGCGGTTCAGGCCATAACGGCGGTAAAGGCGAGCAGCCTGCCATTGCCACGAGGGCAGTCGACAGCACGCTCCGCCGACTTGGCGAATCATTCATCTTTGCCACCGTGTAAATAGTGGCATGAATACCCCATAGGATATTGTTACTATGTCTTGGTTTACCAAATTATTCGGCAATCCGGTTGACCCTATCGAACGGGATACGGCGATTACTGTCGATACCATGCCTGACGGCACGGCGAGTTATGACGATATAGGGTCGCAAAACATTGTCGACTTCAACATCATCCGCCACGATATTGCCAACCTGCCACAGACTGAAGCGGATGCGATTGCCCGCTATCGCAGCATTGCGCTATCTGCCGAAGTATCCGAAGCTGTGCAGGAAATCATCAACGAAACCTTCAACGTCGACGGCGCGGAAATGGCCATGTCGATACAGTTCCACGAGAACTCGAAGCTAACCGTTTCCTTGCAAGACAAGATTAAGGAAGCCTTCCACTACGTTTACCATGACCTCTTCGACTTCGACGGTACTGGTAAAAACCTGTTCCGTTCATGGTATGTGGACAGCCGCTTGTTTTTGCACAAAGTAGTATCCGAAGACAAGACGCGGATTATCAAGCTGCAGCAGATTGACCCGCTCAATATCCGCCGATTGCGCGGCACGAAGGTGACAAATGACGGCTTTGTTGATTTGGGCAAGGAAGAAATCAAGTACGTTTATGTGCCCAACAGCCAAAAGCCGCAATTATGGGGCAAAGACTTCCAAACTCTGACAACGCTGCAATGGCAGAAAGAGCGCAAGGCTGCTATTTTCCAAGAAGAAGCGATTGCTTATACCGACAGTGGTTTGGTATCCGATGACGGCAACTACATCATAGGCCATCTTCACAAAGCCATTGTGCCCTATAACAATATGAAGATGATGGAAAGCGCCATGGTGATTTACCGGGTAGTCCGAGCTCCCGAGCGCCGTGTTTTCTATATTGATATTGCCGACCTTCCAAGAAGCCGTGCCGAGAAGTACATGCAGGACTTGATTAACAAGTTCAAGAACAAGATGGTATACGATACCAAGACTGGCGATACCATTGACAAGCGCAATATCAATTCCATGCTCGAAGACATATGGCTGCCTCGTAGAAGCAATGGCAGGAGCACCGAGGTATCAACATTGCCCGGTGGTCAAAACACGGGCGTGATTGAAGATGTCGAGTATTGCCGTGATGTTTTCTATCGCAGCCTGAATATCCCGCGCAGCCGCTTCCAAGCCGAACAATCCGTATTCAGCACAGGCCGTATTACCGAAATCACAAGGGATGAATACCGTTTCCAAAAATTCATTCAGGCATTGCGTGCCCGCTTTATCCTGGTCGTTGAAGATGTATTGAAAACCGAACTGGTATTGCGCAAGGTTATCAGCATGGAAGACTGGCCGGGCATCAAGCGCGACATCCAATGGATTTACGCCGAAGACAATAACTTCGTGGAAATGAAGAAAACAGAAATCCTTGAAGCGCGTATCGGCACATTGAACAGCGTATCAAGCATGATTGGCGAGATGTTTAGCCAGCGCTGGGCATTATCCAATATCATGCACATGACTGACGATGAAATCGAAACCCTGTTGGGCGAAGTCGAAGATGAAAAGGGGCGCGGCATAAATAATCAAGATGAACCTGTTTTCTTTGGAGACCACGATGAAATTACTTGAAGCAATCGAATATCTCGGCAATGAAAATCCCGAGAGGGAAAAGGCCGAAGCTGCCCTACTTGACCACTTTAACAGCGTACTGGCGCAGAAAATCAACGAAGAAGCCGTTGACCAATCTGAAGCCAATGCCGTGATTGAAATTATCAACGTCGCCCGCCAGTTTGGCGGTGACGGCGAGTATGAAGACGGCGTGTTTGATATTTCATTCCGCAAGAAAGACCAAGTCTTCGATTTCTGCGATTACTTGGATGCTACTGACGCCGTGTACAGCTATGACGTACTGGTTTACGAGCAGGCCGATGGCGCGACTGTCGAATCAGATGTTGATATTGAGGACATTGAAGACGATGTCGGCTTTGAGTTTGTGGTAATCGTTTACCTCAATGAAGAAGACGTTGTTTACGGCTTGGAAATGGAAGACGACTACGAGCTGAACGAAGTTAAGCGTCGCATCAAAGTCAATGCCCAAGGCAAGAAACGAATCAAGATGCAATGCCGCAAAGGCTTTAAATGGAACGGCACTACCTGCGTGAAGATTGGTGGTACTGAACTCGCCAAGCAGCGCGTGGCCAAGCGCAAGATGGTTATCAGCAAGCGCAGCCAAGGCGCAGCCCTGAAAATCCGCGTAGCCCGCAAATCACGCAAAGCCCGTCGTTTCCGCAAGGCATTTGGTTTGTCAGAGGATGTAACGACTAGCACTGCCAATATTGCCGTGCCGGAGCTGCCAATCGATGCCAAGCATCTGAACGAAGCGACTGATTACAGCAACAATTACTGGTTTAATCAACCGCTGGCAGGCGATGCAGGTTACTTGGTAGGCAACAGTCGTTCACGTGATATTGTGAAAATCGGCAAAGCGCCTGACGGCAAATATCATGCAGCCGTTACCATTGCCGGGGTGGCAGGTACTCAATCTGGCGACTTGAATACGGTTAAATCCTTCATCCGCACCCGCATTCAGAAACTGGGCGGTGGCACAACCAAGCTGAAACTGAGTTATGGCAATGATGATGCCTTCAAACTGCTCGAATGCGATTTTGTAAACGGTGTGAAGTTTGAACCGAGCGGCGCAAACATCAATACCCCTACTGAATAACAAACACACGCACCAAGAAACCCCGTGGGCAAATCCCATGGGGTTTAATTATGCCATATTACATCTAAGCGTAATCAGCGTTCCATTTATCAGCGATATAGGCAAAGAAGGCGGTTCTATCCTTGTAGGCGATTTCGGCTTCATCAAAGTAATAGGCGAATACTTCATTGAATGCCTGTTCAATCGTTTCCGGCGTAACTTCTTTCGTCTTATCCAGTATCCGGGCAATCGCGCAGGCTTCCATAACCCATTCATCATGCACGTCTTCAACCCCAAATGTACAGGGATAAAGCGCTGTATAGGCCTGATTGAAAAATGTGGCAAAGCGGTTCGCCCACACTGATATAAACGGGTACATGATGAAATGGCCATGGGCAATCTCTTCAGCAAGCATCTTATCCGCTTCAGGATGCAATACATAGACCCTGATAACTTCCCCGTTATCCATTATCACTTCTTTCTCGTCAATTCGTGTACTCATACAAATCCCCCTTATTATTAATCATCCCATATTACATCAAAATGCTTATACCATAAATAAATTATGTAAATGACTTTTGAAGGCTTGATACCATGAAGCTATTAGTTGAAACCGCATTGAGCGACACCTTCAACGTGCTAGAAGAAGCCGAAGGCAAATCTCTGCATATTGAAGGCATCTTCATGCAGACAAACATTCGCAACATCAACGGGCGCATCTATCCCAAGGAAACCGTTAGGGGCGAAGTAGAGCGCTATATCAAGGAGGTTGTTGACAACAACCGTGCCTTGGGCGAACTCAATCATCCGAAAGACCCCACATTAAATCCCGAGCGTGCCTGTATCAAGATTGTCAGCCTGAAAGAATCCGGCGACAATTATATCGGCAAGGCCAAGGTATTGCAGCACACCCCGATGGGCGCAATCGTGGCTGGCCTGTTACGCGACGGAGTTCAATTGGGCGTATCCAGCCGTGCCTTGGGTTCGGTTAGAAAAGACCATACTGGCACGGATATTGTGCAAAAGGATTTCCGCCTGATTTCGGCAGCCGATGTGGTATTAGAACCGTCTGCGCCGGATGCCTTTGTTACCGCCTTAATGGAATCCCGCGAATGGGTTTACCAAAACGGCGTATTGGTAGAAGCAACAGACGATATGAAAGATACCATAAATAAACAATATAAAGCAGGGTTTAGCAATCAACAGTCCCTTGCCCTATTTGAAGATTTGGTTCGTTTGATTGGAGAAAAAGTATGTCACTGAAAGACAGCATGATTGAGTGGGGTAAGACCGTCAATCTTGGCGCTGAAGAAGTACAGCCCCTGATTGATATTGTCGAATCCGCCATGGAAGACGTGAAAGCAAAAACTGAAGCGGATGCTACTGCAGCAGCCACTGAAGCCTTTGCCAAACGTGAAGAAGAATTGAAAGAAAGCCAGCGCGTTGCTTACGAGCAACTGCAGGAAAGCGTTGAGCAGCAAAAGCAAGCCCTGTTTGAAGAAGTTGCAGAGTTTGCCGACGCTACCGCTGCCCGCTTCTTGGCCGAAAACCAAGAGCGCCTTGTGCAGACCGATGAGTACGAGCGCATGCTGGCCTTGACCGAGCAGGTTAAGAAAGCCTTTGCTTCTACCGATTTACTCGGCGAATCCGATGAGCGCGTTAAAGAGCAAGAAGAAACCAACAAAGCCTTGGTTGAAGAAAATCAGCTCTTGGCCAAGCAATTGCGCGATATGCAGCATGCGCAGGTATTGGCCGAATGCACTAACGGCCTAACCGATATTCAGAAAGAGCGCGTGGCTACCTTGATGCAGCCGCATGATGCCTACCAAGGCGACTACAAAGCATTGGTTGAGTCTGTAATCGGTATCGTAGTGGCCAAGCCTGCCGAACCGCAAGCAGCACCGCAACAATTGAATGAAGATGTTAAACCGGAAGCTCAACAGAGCAACATGGGCAAATATCTGCAATACATGCGCGGCGCATAAATCGATTTCCTATAAATAACTTTAAAGCAACCTTTCGTTAATTTTTGATACGGAGTTAGACCATATGGCTACTTTACAAGAAAAAGCCCTGCTCGAAAAATGGGGCGACGTGCTCAACGAAGGCGTGGCAATTGCCGACGAAACCCGTCGCATTACCACTGCCGTCTTGCTGGAAAACCAGCAGCGCGATAATGCGCAGCAACTGCAACTGAACGAAGCTGCCACTACCACTACCGCCAATATTGCAAACTACGACCCCGTGCTGGTAAGCATGGTTCGCCGTTTTGCACCCCGCCTGATTGCTTACGATATTTGCGGTGTACAGGCCATGCAGATGCCGACCGGTTTGGTATTCGCAATGCGTGCCCGCTATACCGATAAGAACGGTGCTGAAGCCTTGTACAACAAGGTTGATACCGGACACGGCGGTGCAGGCACTCAAAAAGACGATGCCAGCCCCTTCTTGGAAGGCAGCTACACCGGCAGCCCGAGCGCCGACGTAGTAACTGGCACTGGTATGGATACCGCCACTGGTGAAACTGCAGCATGGAAATCCATGTCAGCCACCATTGAGAAAGTTCAAGTAACTGCGAAAACCCGCCAACTCCGTGCCGACTACAGCTTGGAAATCGCCCAAGACTGGAAAAACGTGCATGGTATGGATGCCGAGGTAGAACTGGCCAACATCTTGGCTACTGAGCTGATGCTCGAGCAGAACCAAGAAGTAGTGCGCAGCATCTACCAAATCGCCAAACCGGGTGCGCAGTTTGCCACTACCAAAGGCACGTTCAACATCACTACCGACAGTGATGGCCGCTGGAGCGCTGAACGCTTTAAAGGCTTGCTGTATGCAATCGAACGCGATGCCAACGCCATTGCCTTAGAAACCCGTCGCGGTAAAGGCAATATCCTGATTACTTCAGCCAACGTTGCATCTGCCCTGCAGATTGCAGGCTTGCTGGATTTCGCCCCCGCTATCCAAGCAATGAATCAGAACTTGGAAGTAGACGTGACTGGCACTACCTATTGCGGCAATATGGGTCGCTACCGCGTTTACATTGACCCGATGCTGGCACATGACGGTTATGTAGTCGGCTATAAAGGCGCTGAAGTGGTTGACGCCGGCCTGTTCTACTGCCCCTACGTTCCGCTGCAAATTGCCCGCGTATCCGATACCGTAACCTTCGCACCGGCTATCGGTTTCAAAACCCGCTACGGTTTGGTGGAGAACCCCTTTACCACTACCAACGCTCAGGTTTTGGGCAAAAACAGCAACATCTACTACCGCAAAGCCGCCGTTGTTGGCCTGTAATTTCGCTACCTTTGCGGACACTAAAACCCGTGGGAAATCCCACGGGTTTTTCTTTACGGGCTTCAACAGCGATTAACGATTACTCCAGCTAATGCGGATTTTATTATCAACCCGTTCGGCATTGAAACCGCTTTCTTCCAACTGGTTTAAGCATCCATCAAGCTCTTCTTCGGTATAACAGGCAAAGGCATCTTCAACTTCGCTGGGGTTCAACAGAAAATCTTTATCCCCGTTATCCATTGCTTCAATGATGCGGGGCAGGATATGGGAGTAAAACCAATAGGCATCCCCGTTCAGCAGGTTTTCTACTTGGGAGGGCGAGAAGATGTTTTTATGTTCAACAGGTTCTTTCAAACCTTGTTCGTGGTAGGGATTGCTCAATTTGATTTCCCAGTTTCCACCCATATCGATAGTGGCTTTTCCCCAATATCCTGAATCTTCGATACGCTGCATGATGGCATCAACTTCACGCATCCCGTAATGTTCAAAGATTTCGTTTACTTCATCTTTAAACAGCATGAAACTGGCATCCCCGGCAATAATCGTATCAATGATACGGGGCAGGAAGTGGGCGATAAAAACATGTTCATTGCGCAGCATGGATTTGATAGCGCGGGGAGTCATGATTGCGCTGTAGTTCATTTTCTGTTTCCTTTGTTTTATTGTTTAATCGGTACTGCCTTACTACGGTTCCTATTATACGATATATTGATTTAAATGCAATATGGGATATTGTAAAGAATATGTAAAAAGCCCGCATTAAGCGGGCTTGATTTTTCACTGTTTGCTCAAATGTTCGAGCAAGGCCATCCAGCGGATATATGGCATGGTTGAATGGTTGGTACTGGTTACATCCGTTTCCCATCTTGACACGCTGTTCCAACTGGATACCCCAACAATCTTGGCAACTTCTTTTTGAGTCAAATTGTATTGCTGGCGGATATTGCGCAGGTTTTGCGGGCTGTAGCCCATCTGCAAATCAATCATAATTATTCCTTATACATGAAAGGTTGGGCGGCTTTGTTTTTCGGGATAGGCATTTTAATCCGACAGGGCATTACCCAAAGCTCTAAGTTATCCAACTGGAAGTACACGGCGCTTCCTTTATTGATATTGAGCATGCTATTGGTAAACGGGAAGGCTTCACGCTTGTAAATCTGCTTGCTGGTTTGCATAACCAGTTTCAAAACTTTAAAATCAATCCCGTAATATCCTTCTTGCCGGGGAGTACGCTCAACAGGTTCGTATCCGTTGACTACGGGGATAACTCGGTCTAAATCAGGAAATCCCGCATCCCCTGTATAAACGGGCGTAAAATGAATATCCCCCAAGCGGTAAGTTCCGTCTAAGTTATCAATTAGCTCAACAGCACCAGCGTGGGCTTTATGGGCAATTTCAACAATGGTTCGCGGGATAACAATATCAGGGAAATTTGCACCTTCGCATTTCAGGCGGGCAGCAACATGTCCATTACTGGCTTCCATGGTTTCCCCCCTGATATGCACCCCGTTCAGGTAATTGCGGGTATCTTGTTTACCAGCGCAGTTCAAGATGGCTTTCAAGTGGCTAATTTCGATTTTCATCATGTTTCCTTTTCATGGGTTATTTTTCAACACAGCTTTATTATAGCGCATATTGATTTTAATGCAATATGGTGTATTGTAAAGAAACCGTAAAAGTTTCATGCAAGGATAAATCCCCGCTATAATGGCAGCCATAACAACCCATGGAGAACTATTATGCTGATTACGCCCGTTATGCGTCAAACCTTAAATGACCATATGATTTCCGAAACCTATACCAAAACAGAGAACGGCATGCAATGCACATTGGTATCAGGCACAGGTTTATCGGTTTCAGGTGAATATCTGTACATCAATCACGGCTTGGGCGACGACATTGCCCAAGCTAGAGCTCGTGAAGAAGCCTTGCTGAAACTGGCAAACTGCGAATCCGATATTGCCAAGACTATACTGTGGAAGCTGGATGTGACCCTAGATATTGGCTGGGCTATTCGAGCCATGAAGAGCGGCCTGCCTGTTAAGCGCAAGGATAGCAAGCGGGTTATCCGGCTGTCTGAAAACGGCATGATGATTGACGAAAATGAAAAACCGTTTTATCCCATGCAGGCCGACATCTTGGCCACTGATTGGGTATTAGCCTAGAAAGGATATATCATGATTAAATTTAGCGTTGATTTTGACAATAATCTGTTTGTTACTGCTGATGACGGGCACATTTGCATATTGGCCGAAGAGTGTGGCATGGCTATCCTTGGCGTATCATATGCCAGCGCAGAGCGCGAGTTCTTTCCGGTATTAGCTGAATTTGCCTTGGATATGCTGCGTCCCCATCTGCAATATTACGACGGCAGTTATACCCCACAGGCAGCGTTTGCTTTGACTTACCTGATTAAAACCAATCAGCTTAAAGGCAAGCTGATTGCCGAAAACGGTGAACAGATTAACCCCCATGACGAATCCAACCCGTTTGAAGCCTATCCGGTAATCAAGATTGCAGGCCGTGGCTATAACAAGCATCTGCTTTGCAATGATGACAGCCAGTATGATGTTGTTGGATTATCAGATGCTGTCGACAGAATAGCCCTGCGCCAATTGCATAGAAAGCTTTATCCGCGTTTGATGATTGGCACGCAATCGCCAGACCTCTTAATGCTGTTCATCCAACCAGAACTGGCAATCTGCTTGAGAGATGACAGCGGCACATTCCAACCCGGCGTTGCCTATCATATTGCACATTGCGATGACGAAGACCAATGGCGCTATGCCTATACTGAAGAAGTATTGGATTTGCTGGAAGCATAATAAAAAGCCTGTTGGGATTTCCAACAGGCTTTCTTGTTCAAACCAGATTAAGCGTTATTGCTGCCAGTTACCGCTTCGAACCAGTTCACGGCCATAGTAACCGGGAACTCGGCAATGGCGTTATTGGTAGCCCAATCCAAATTGATTTCGCCCACGACTGTCGGGAAAGTGCCTTTGATGTTATACACCTTCACGGTTTCGCCTTCGCGGTTCAGCAAATGTACTTCACCGCTGCCCATGTAACTAGAGGGGTTGCCCCATCCGGCCAAGGCGACGTTATCCACGTGGCCATTCATTGCATCTGACCAAGCGGTAAACGCATCACGGGATACCATGTCGGTGTCAAGCAGTACAGTGATGTTCCAGTCGTCAAAAGTACGGTCGCCTGCGAACTTGGCTTCGCGCCCCATATACGGCGCAATGGCCACGCCCAAGTTTGATGCCGGGATAGAAGTGGCCTTGGCGGTAAACTGCAGCTTGAAGGCTGCCTGTTGGTTGGCTACCTGTGCCGGGAAGGCCAAGATGACTTTAAACAGGTTGGGGCGCAGGCCACCGCCCTGCATATTGGCGAGAAAGTTGTCTAATCCAAGATTTGCTGCCATAGTCTAAACTCCGATAATGATTGAATTGCTATGATTTATTTATAGCCGACCTGTATTTGTAAAAATCAATTATTGATTTAAATGCAATATCTGCTATAATGGCCATGTGATAATTTGAAAGGGATAATGAAATGACCCGTTTGGAAATCCTGAAGAACAGCCTTGCCAAGAAGCAGGCTGCATTTGATGCCGCTTTCACAGAACATACGGATGACGTGAAATCTGCCAACGGACAGCCATTGAATGACAAGCGCAATGGTGCTGCCACCTTCAAACGCTGGGAAAAGCAAGAGGGTAAACTGCGCCGATTACAAGCCGAGATTGAAAAGACCGAAGCCGCTATTGAGCGTGAAGAAGCCAAGCAGTACAAGGTTGACTATGAAAACCAGTTCATCCCGCAATGCGTTTTGGATTTGGTAGCCAAGGGTGAACTCAACCAATGGAAAAAGCATCCTAACCGCTTCTTCGTGACGGGCGTCGATAAAGCCCGCCTGATTTGGGATAACAAAGCCAAAGTAATGCGCTACTCCCATGTTCAGGGGATGCCTGAAGAACAGCGACCCATCTTTATTGAAATGTGTAAACGACTAGCGACTATGCTGAAGGAGGAAGTATGATTACTTTTCCTTATGATGTAAAAACTACGGATGATAATTTAATTACCAGATTTAGCCTTGACGGGGCTGGCGTGTTGATGACTATCGCGCCTACCCTGCAAGGTAGCGTTATTACAAATGAAGGCAGGGCTTTCCGCCTTGCCGAGTTCGAGTATGCGCATACCGACCCTGTGTTCAACGGTTATTGGAAGAACGGGGAGGATTACTTCAGCCCCCGTTTGAATGTTGTCAAAGATGGGTGGTATATCAGCCCTGAACATATTGTAAGATTCGATAATCCCCGCGACTACGAAGTATTCAAAAATGCTTGGCAGGATTATCAGAACCGCCTTGGGCACATCCGCTTTGCTTATTACTACGGCATGGAAGTTATCTTGTTCTCTGATTGGAACAAAGTTGCCTTGGATGAAGACGGATGGCGTCGTATGGAAGCGCCATTACCCCTTGATACCGACGCATGGGAATTTACCACTACTCCCGTGCAAGAAGGGTGGTTTAATGGCAACCACCTGCGGTTCGCCGTTCATATTGAAAGCGGTGCGACATTTCTGCGTTGCAGCGATATGGCCTTTTGTATTGATACCCGTCCTATCCGCCTGTTTGGCAGCTTTATGAATGATTATGATGAGAAGGCATTTGCGCCTATTATCAGTTATACAGGCTATCGGCAGATTCTGAAGCAGAACCAGCGAATCCCTGTGGCTGTTGTTAATCCGTCTATACTATGGCGGGATATTGCATAAAGGTATAAACATGATTTTAATCTACCAAAACGGGCACATTAAAGAATGCCCGCATGAATGGAATGTTGTTGGCCAACCTTTTAGGGATTGCTTGGCCACTATTCCCGATGACGGCCAGCGCTACCTGCTATGCGATTACGGCGGGCAGGTATTTGGGATGCGCGACGGGGCTAAACCTGCCAAGCGGGTTTACTTTGACCACATCTACATTATCCAAGACGACCGCCATGACTTGCCAACAACCCCTGATAGGATTGCCCGCAAGATGGCCAAGTTTGAAAACAGGTGGAAACATGAAACACAAAAAGCAACACAATGACCCCGGCAAGCAATTGAGTATCATTGAAGCCGCGAATATCATTACGACTATCCTGCAGCTTGATAATGCCGTGCTGTTATTGCGTGATGGTTCAACTATCAAGAACCCACAATACAAAGCCCGCTACCGCGAAGAGGGTGACTGGCAATACCCCTATGAAATCAACAAGCGCCAATACAACAACCGCTTGATGGTCTCGGATAGCCCCGGCGATAAAGACATTGTCGGCTTCAGAGACAATTATCATTTGAAAGAACTCAACCGGATTGCCGATTATCCCCTATTGTGTTTCAGCGTCAAAGACGGGATAGTCACCGCATGGATTGCCAACGGCTGTGGGATGCGCATTAACTGCAAGAACAACAACATGATTACCTGTTCTATGCGCTATGCCGATAACGGCGATTTGATTGCTTGGCAGGATTTAAGGCGCTATACCCATAGTTACAGATGGCCTGCCAAATACAGGCACTACCGTACACAGGCAACCGTATTGATGGCCACGCCCCATGATGGAATCTGTATCAAATCTGCCAAAGACGGAAGCCTAGAAGTCGGCGAGTTTCGTCGGGATTGGGAGGTATGCGACAATCCAGAATGGATACTGATTGCCTAGGCAGGCGAAAGGCCTAAAGCGAAAGCCCCTTAATGGGGCTTTTCTGTTATCTGCAAATATAGGCCACAGTCGCTTCACAATCGCCACAGATTGCGATTAAGCATTATGGTAATACCCTAGCCTACCTCTAGGGGTTTAACATACTAAAAAGCTGGCGTTTTCGCGCCAGCTTTCGCATGCCTTCAACGGTTAATCGGGCAATACATCTTCAAGCTTAACTTTTCTCCAAGTATCGCCTTTTCTATGATTCCAGCATTCAGAATAATGAACGCCTTCATCACTGATACCTGTCAAATCAATCCCGTCATTATCATATGTAAACAACACTACCGTATTATCGAAATTGGATTGGCGCAGCCATAATTTTTGAAGTTTAAACTCGGCTTTAACCTTCTTGACATCTTCTTCAAGCAGTTCCATCCGATACTCCATGTTGACGTCAACCCAATCGGCTTTAAACCAAATCCCGTTGACTTCATACGGCGCATTGGTAAAAGGTTTGTTATCAAGGCAGGTTTGGCGAATTTCAGTTTCTTCGTCATCAATGATAACGCGCTTGATGTATCCCTTTTGCATCATATCAAAGGCAATGGCAAGAAACTTGGCTGACGGATGACCGTTGATTTTGCGTTTCTGCAGCAGGAAATCCAAGGCAATGCGGGTAGGCAGCATAGCGATATTCCCGTTGGGCTCATCATCTACATTTTTGCACTCACCGAATTTCCAACTATCCCCGCTTTCAAACAGGCAAACCGTATGCTCATCTGTTCTGACGTAGATACCCCCCGCATCCGTAGTGAAGAATACAGGGGCAGATGATTTGCAGAGCTTGTAGAAGGGATTGTTTGCATAGGGGTCTTGATAACGGCGCTGGAACTCTTTGGCAAAGGTATTCCAATCGGCATCCTTCTTCAGGCCGATAATATCGCGCATTTCATCATCCAAGCAGCGCAGGGTATCCCGGGCATACTCGTGTCCGTCGATAGATACGACTGATTTGTCATCTGTTTCTTCATAAGAAGAAATCTCAACATCTTTGAACAGAGTATCCGTCAGAAGGTTGCCTTTCAGTTCACCTTCTTTGATAAGGTCGTTGATAACGGCACAGGCTTCTTTGTTAAAGCGACCGTCGGCAGTAAAGTAAATCAGGTTCAACATAATCTTTCCTTTTAGTGATGAATAATGGGATTAGTCCAATCAATAACAATATCGCTACCGCTGGCTTGGGATACGGTATAACCCATGTCTTGCAGGATAGCGACGATGCGTTGGATTTCGGGGGTCTTTACTTCATACAAGAGCGACGTTTCCCCTTGGTATCGCGCTGCTTCCAGAATGGCGGGAATCAATTGCGCGTACATCTCAAAGGTCGTGGCGTCTTGCATAACTTCGTTGATTTCTTCAGCTTGTAACAGCATAGCGTTTCCTTTTGCATTTGTTATTAACTATTACGGGAAGCCATTATACGGTATATTAAATTTAAATCAATATCTGTATTGTAAAGAATGGGTAAAGATTAAGGCTGGATTTACCATGCCTTTACAATATTCTATATTGCATTTAAATCAATATAGGCCTATAATGGCAACCGTAGTAGATAACAACAGACAAAGGAAACCGAAAATGCGTCAACTGAATGAAAAAGATGTTGCCCTGCTTCATATGAACATCCAACGGGGTTACAGCGAAGAAGCCGCTTTGAACCAAAATGCCGATTTGGAAACATCCTTGGATAACCTGAATGCTTTAGTATTAGAAGAACGGGAAATGACCCCGCAATCCGAAACCCGCCGAGCAGGACGCCTGAGTTACTATTTCGGGATTCATCAGCGGTTTTACATAGAATGCGCAGCCAAAGGACTTTACGCTACCGTTGAAGAAAAAGCGCAGTTCCGCGAGAAAATGTTTGAAGATGAAGACAAACTACTCTATGCCTACCGCGCATCATGGATGTCAGCCTTCAACGGTTAAGCCAAGAATAACAAAGCCCGCTCAATGCGGGCTTCTTCTTTTAGTAATCGTCTTCGATTAGCCAATCTGCATCCAAAGCGGTTCGCCATAATTCGCGGAAATGCGGGATGACATCATTATCCGCAATGGCTTCCAATAATCGCTCCGTGCCTTCCTTGGCAGCATTTTCCAAGATGATTCGTACAGTATCGTCCATGATAAGGATTTCCAATAGGGTTGAAAGTTTCCAGATTATACCACGCCTAAGCCATTTCGCCAAGTACAGGCACTTCCCAAGTATCCCGCAATTCCCGTTCCAGTTCCTCAATATCCCTGTTGGCTTCCTGCAGGATGGTATCGCCGTTGATGGTAATGCCTGAAGGCAACTGCGCCCCGTTATACTTAATCAGGTTATTCGCCCACTGCTTCTTAATCAGGGCTGCGGCATAGCGCTTCAACCAGTAATCATTCCATGTCTCCGGATAATTAACCGGGTCATTTCTAACAAAGACTTCCAACAGGATAAAGTCGCCAACATTCCATTGCTGCTTGCCCTGCAGGATAAGCTTGTTGCCATGCTTGGTGAACTCGATACTTGGCGTGGCCGTCAATATATCATTCATCAGGTTCAGATAGGATTGCGAGCGAACATAGGATTGCAGCCCGCCACCGGTAGCACTGTAGACCTGCGTAATCATGTCTGACAGGTAGGCGGTATATTGCAGGTTGTTGAGGCTGTTCAGATTGCTGCCTACGGGTAGAATACGTACAACCTGTTCAACTTCATCCGGCAATACCAAATAGCCGTTATCTAGGATTTTCTGTGTTACCTTATGCTTGACGAAAATCCGAGATACCCCGTTTTGATGGAAGTCGAAGTAGTGCTGCAGGGCTTCGTCAATCCTGTCTTCAACCTGTTCGTCGGCGACGTTGATTTGGATAACGGGAGCACCTAATGCGGTTAAGCACCAGCGTTTGAAATCCCTTCTAGTGGCAATCATGCTTTCTCCAGTAATTTGTTGAGCGTGGCCTGCAATGCCGCTACCTGTTCAGACAGACTGGCCACGGTATTTTCCAATTCTTTTTGTTTGCGCTGCTTATCCAGTAAGCGCAAGGCGGTTTGATAGGCACTGTCGTTGGTATCGTAGCAATACGCCCCGTCTTTCCTTAAATGCGAATGTCCTTTGACCTTCATGGTTTATACCCCTAGCGTTATTTATCGGCTTATGATAGCATATGGGCTATTACCTGAAAGGATTGGTTATGCGCAAAATCAAACTTGAAGCCCTGATAGAAGCTCAGCGAAAACACCTTGAATACTTGGAAGCCCAACTGGCCTTGGAGCAATCCGAACCTAGGCGAAGGGAAACCAGAAGAAGCATTACGATTACCTATGCTGATTTGGTATACTTGAACTGGCAAAACGATAAGCTACCCGATTACCAGTAACAGAAAAGCCCGCTCAATGCGGGCTTCTTTCTTCAGGCTATTAACAACAAGCGCTTCTCCAAGTATCGGCATATATCCGATAAAGGTTAGCTTCGCTATTGTAAGCGGCATTCTTGGCTTCTTCGCGGTCTTTATCGTTTTTCAACCAACCTTCAATCAGGGCTTGCTGGTATTGATGGTGAAACAACCCAAAGTAAAACATCAAGCGTCCTGCAAGAGTAGCGAGTTCATTCGGGGAAACGGCTTTGCGCTGGTCATGGTCAATCTGAACAAGAGTTAAATTGCGGGCAGCTAATTCTAAATCCCCATCATTCTTCTTGGCTTCCATCTGATAACCTTGCTGCAGGCAGAGAAAGCGGATGGCTAAAGCTTGTTTGGCATTCATGATGTTTCCTTTACTGTATAAGTTCTTTTCACGGTTGCCATTATACGCCATATTGATTTAAATGCAATATACTTTACAATCATTTTACATTTAAAACAGACTTGCAGCGTTTCCAATGAGCCTGCCTATCGGCCAAGCCGTTATAACCGCCATTAATCTTCTTCGTGATAATCTTGAAGTTTTCATCTGTACATGGATTGCAATACTTGTTCAGCCCGGCCTGCGCCCAATACCAACAGGCAGATGCCGTGGCATATTGGGGGTCTTCCAGTAATTCGGGATGATTAACGCAATCAATGCCCAGCGCTTCAGCGACCCGTTTATAATTGTTCAACCCGGTAATCTGTATCAGGCCACGGCCTTTATACTTTTGACCATCCCCGTCAGCTTCAGGGGTATTACCTAATTGCACAGCGAGTTTGCCCGTATCATAGGCAGCGCCGGATGCCAGTTCTTTCACATAGTTTAAACTACCTGATTCATGGGCAAGCTGTGCCAAGAAAGCGGCAATAGCTTCATCCCCTGTAATACCGAACAAAGCCATATTGGCCTTCAGGGGCTCGTAATACTTGTCAATGTTTGACATTTTTGCATATGGAAACATGCGCTTAAACTGTTCAAGTGTGAAACTCATGAAATTCTCCTTGCCATATTGATTTAAATGCAATATACTATAGCCGTATTGTTACTATTACTTAATGGAGATTGAAATGCGAATTGCCCTGTTACTGCTTGCCTTGTTTAGCGCCACGACTATCCATGCCGAACCCGTTGAACAAGTTCGCGACGACTGCATTATCCAGCTCGTAAATAATGATGTAGATGCAATAGACGCCTACCTCGCCTGTTCAGATTTTGCGGTTATCCGCCAAGGAGCTCAATAATGCACGGTAAATGGTTCTCCGATAAGTTCACCCAAGAAATCAAGATTGCCAATTACAATAGGGAAAACCGCCTGATTGCAGGGGTAAAATGGGGTTCTAAGGGAACAAATCCAGAGTTAGCCCGCCGTAGGGAACTCCATGCAATCGAAGCCCGTTTTAAGGCTGAAGAGGAAATCTAAGAAATACCATTAAAACGAAAGCCCGCGTAATGCGGGTTTTACTTTTATCTGAACATAGCGATTGCTCGCGCGAGACTGCGCACAGATTGCGACGAAGCATTAGGGTAATACCCTAGCCTACCTCTAGGGGTTGAAGGCCTTAAAAACGCGAAATTCGCGTTTGTGATGCGAAAGCTGGCGCGTTATCGGGTTATATCCATCAATCATTAACATCTTTCAAGAAAAATCAAGAAAAATAAAAATCCTTGCAACTGGTTAAATTGCAAGGATTTCTTGTCAACCGCCTATGGGTTGGTTGTTGAGGGTGCAACCCATGCCACAGAACTCAATCATTAACTTTTGGATACACTGCGACAGCCCAAGGCGCGTATATATCGACTTCCTTTTGGCCATTATGTATTTTGTAATGGTCTTGGTCGCCACGCATCAAATCGGCCTGTATACCTGATTGTGCCAGCTCGTTGATATACTTCAGGGCATCTTCTTTGTTTTCAAATCGTATCTGCATTTACTCTTCCTTATGATAGCGCAGGGCAAAGCGGTGCAAGAAGGTTCTATGGTCGTCATTATCCAACAGGCAGCGGATACCTACAACATCTCCGCCATCGTTACCGCGTAAATCTGCATCAACCCGGATAGTGCTTTCAGAGCCTTCGTCAAGCCACGGCAGGCGGTGAATCTTCCCTCCTAGGTAACTATCACCACTATAGAAAATCGCAGCCTTGCAGGTTTGGCCTTTGTTCAGCATTAAGTTGCCTTTCAGCTTCTTCTCCTGCATCAGGCCAATCAGGATATGGGCAGCTTCTTTTGAAAAGATGTGGCCGTCCATGTATTCTTCTGACTGCAAATCGCCGTGATAGTAAGTATCCAGTATTTGCCAATCAATAGGTTTTGGTTCGGCCAGCGTCAATTCAAGATTGATTGATTCTGGTGCATCTTTCACCCCGGCTTCAATCAAGAAGTTATCCCGTTCATTGGCAATATAGTATACCGAACCATGTTTGGTAGTCATGATACACGGATAATCTTTAGGATAGGCCTTGGCAAATTCTTTCTTGAAGATTTTGCGGGCATAACTATCCGGGATACCGACAATATCCAACCCGGCATACATATCATGCCCGGCTGTATTGGTCAGGTCTTCTTCGTAATGCGTGCCGTTAATCTCGAAACATTGAAAATCGCCCGGGGTTTCTTGGAAACCCGAAATGGTTCGGATAAATCCGCTGCCAAGTTCAACCTGCTTAATCACGCCCTGTTTAATCAGGTTGAAGATGATGCGCCCCGCTTCTTTGGTATATCTGCCGTCTTCACGGCGTTTCTTGGGATGTAGGATAGAGTAGGCCGTAGCGAACTCAATCAGGCGGTATTCATCGGGGTTGGCTGGTGATACATCGCAGAACTCTTCAAAGCGCCTGCCGTTATCGCGCAAGGCATAGCCAATGGTTTCATTGATAAACAGCCACAGGGTATTAGATGGATTGTGGATAGCAAAGCAAGGATATTTCATTTTTTATCTCCATAACGTAAGTAATAACATTTTGACAATAGCATATTGTCAACTTCATTAGTTAAAAACAGAACAGGGTCGCCTGCAATGGCAAAGCGGTTGTTATCTAAATCAGATGCAGTTCGTGCCGTCGCATCTTGATTGATGAAGTAGTGACAGCCATCTGATTCAACCATAACGGGGTCAGCCAAATACTCGTCGTCGGTAGTTTGAAAATAACCGCTTAACATCCTGAGCTGTGCCAACTGCATAGCAATCCTGCCCATATCGGCATTCAATTCTTCCAGCATCGGATTGACATCAATTTCATGTGGGTAAGGGAAAGTACCAAACAATTCAACCCACGCTTCTTTAAAGCTCAACGGCTGCCAGTTATTGCTATCTTTCAACTGGTAGGGCGTTTCTAGCATGTCGCAAACATTGCCGTTATCCAAATCAATTGCCCAATGCGCCTTAACAAACAAATAAACGTGGCCGTTTGACGTACTCTTGGCAAATGCAGGATAACCTGTTCGCCAGCGATAATTAAAGTTAGCTTTAAATCTAGCCCGCTCTGACCTATCGGGGATGCCGATAATGACAAACGGGTGAGCATGATTGAAGTCTGTGTTGGTAAAGTCATTTCGGTAATCCACATCGTTTACCCTAAACGGCTGGAAGCCTTCGTTGTCTTCATAATACTCGACGTCTTCAATATCCCCGTTTGCCAGTTTGACTTTGGTAATCAGATTGGCTTCAAACAATTCCCGCAAAATAGCGGCAGCCTGCCAAGTATAACGGCGGTTAATCCGGCGCTTACGTGGGAACAGCAACTGCTTGGCCGTTTCAAAGTCGACAATCAACCACTTCTTAACGTCATGCAAATCTTCTTCGACTTCTTGGCAATCCAAATGTTTCAGCCAATACGCCTCATTCCGCGATACAAACAAATAAATTTCGCCACTATCAACATCTACGGCAAATGCGGGATACCGGATGTCATGTTCTGCCGGGTATTCGCCATGATGAAATGCCAGCTGGAAAGTTTTGTAATCCTCTTCAGATTGAAACCCGATAATGTCGGCGATACTAATGTTACGAGAGAAGTTCATCAATCTAGCAGAAAACAACCCACCATTGACATTATATGGAAAATTGATGGGGCTTTCTTTTTTCGCATAGGTAATCTTATCGGCGGATACAAGCGAACCCGACCCTAATACCATGCCTTCAATGGCAGATTGCTCAGCCAAGCGTACAATAACGGCAGCCGCCTCAGCCGGGAACCCGCCGCCCCACGGAGGAGAAGGCCCCCCCCGTCCTCATCCGCCATATCAAAA